CCATACCATGTGTTTATTGCTACTGTAATCTGTACTTGTATCCATAATGAAGCTACTAACAATGCACCTCCACCGTAAGCCCACGGGGCCCACTTCTTACTTTTATAAAATGCTTTAATCATATTCTTCCTTCCTCAACATTTTGATAATACTTTTTCATAAACTGACTCCGCTATTGCTTTCATCATCAAAGAAGGTACCATCCTACCACATCGTTCTGCCTGTTGATTAAACGTACCTGTCAACTTAAAGTCATCAGGTAATGACATGATACGTTTCAATTCTTTAATCGTTAATTTACGTTGTACGTTCCAATGTATAGTACCTGCATTAGTAGCACCAGAACCCATAGCGGTAACAGTAGGAGCAGGTTTAAGTCGGGACGCTCGTTTCATATTAAAGTGTTTAGACTTTTGACCATAATCATCACCAGTAAGAACTTTCTCTGGATCATCGGGCATAAGACTGGAGGTAGCTTTATAATAAGCTGTGTTCTGCCACTTCTCCTCTAACCATTTTGCTTCTTCTTTATCAATCTCTAATCCTTCTAGACCTTCTTCTAAACTAACAAGTTCTTTATTTTCTGTAGGAAAGATACTAGCAATGTTCATAAACGTCAAACCTATCTTAGAAGTAATATCCTGACGTACTCCTATAAAGATAGTTCGAGCTCTTGATTGTGGTACACCAAAATGTTTGGAGTCTAATACTTTTGCCGATACATCATATCCTATATTAGTAAACTCATTATTGATTCGATTAAAATATTCTTTAGCTTCACCTATTGTTAACCCCTTAACGTTCTCTCCCACAATAACTTTAGGTTTGATATCATTAGCTACTCGCAAAAATTCAAAAAACAAATCTTCAATGTTCTCTACCATCTGATCATCAGAATATTTTTTAGTCTGTCCCCAAGCATCAGAGTGTTTACCCCCTTTACCATGAGATAATTTGCCCGCCACACTAAATGCAGAACATGGTGGAGACCCATCTAGTATATCTAACTGACCTGGTTTCATATCAAATGGATCAAGAAAATCTTTACCAGATAACTTCTTAATGTCATCAGGAATGATAAGAGTATGTGGAAAGTTAGCATGATATGTATTACGAGCCTCTTCCACAAATTCATTGATAGCTAGAATACGTCCTCCGGCTAAACGATAACCTGTAGATGATCCTCCACCGCCTGCAAATGTGGAGATCACTTTAAATAAATTTTTACTCTCTGCAATTCCTACGTCTTGCATTTCATATGGTATATATTTCATCCGAATAAATGCTCCAGGGTTGTAGAAGTTCCATAGCTTCTATCTACTCTCCAGTTAATCTCATTCAAAATAAAAGTTAATGGATCGACAAATGACTTCTCAAACATTACATCATAATTTATAATTTCTTTCATGTTAAATTCTTTTGGTAGTCGAGTCATAAATGAAATAACATTTGATTGGACTCTGTTAGGAGTTTTCAATTCTAAAAATTTAATCTTATCTCCTTCCTGTATCTTTGGATATTTGTTACTTACTCCTTCAATATTTAGCAAATGATTATATATCAATGCACCTTTAATGTGCATCGGAGTTCCTTTTATAAAGACTGTAGAGCTGTTTCTATATTTTTTTAAGTTGTTACATGATCGAGGATATGCTATCTCTTCCACTTCCAAACTCATAAACTCTTTCCGAAACTCTTGAACAAATTCATTCAATACCTTTTCATCTTCATTTATAATAATCTGAAGTGCTTCTTTAATCTTCTCTCTACATGGTGCAGGTGTAGAAGATTTAACTGCTTCTATCCCCATGATCTTTAATTGTGGAGTAGTATACCTTACACCCTCACTGTCATGGACGTTGAGTATATATCTTTTCTTTGCAGTCCAGATACCTCTATCTGCTATAACTTCTCGAGCCATATCCATTTTCTGAGCATATGCATGAACGTACTCAGCCAACTCCTCGAAACATTTAGTTATAAATGGTTCAATCTTTTCTCTTGCTACTTTATCCAAAAAATCAACTGGGTTCTTTGGATTAATCTCATTAATTAATTCATCAAATCGAACATAAATTGAATCTGTATCTGAAGCAATAATATAATCTTTATCTGTAGTGGATAAAATTTTATTAAGATAGGCATTAACCTTATTCTCTATCCATCTAATACTCAACTGGCCTGATGTAGTAATAGCTGTTGCCATTTTTCGATCATAATATCTAAAGTACTGATTGCCGATTGCACCGTATGCGCTATTCAAAGCAATCTTACGAGCCATCTGAATGTTATTGTATTTTGAAATCTCATTAAAATATTTTCTCTCTTTAGTATCTTCATACTTTTGTTTAGCTTCGAGTGTCCATTTCTTAAATTTCACTCGATCATTATACATCTTCTCCATGAGTTGAGGAAGAAATCCATGGAAGTCTTTTCTAAACCTTGCACCGTTGGGTGTTACTGCACACCCGTCATCAGGTATCTCTATCCTCTTATCTAATAACTTCTCTACACTTACTTCTCCATTTCCTTCTTCCATTAAAGTCTCTGGTGAAATATTATATTGCATGATGAGGTGAGGATACAAACTATTCAAATCAAATGACATTACCCACTTGTGCATTCCTGTCTGTGGTTCCTTAACATATGCACCTTCATACCGATCTTCCTTTGTACTTATTTTTCTTTTAGGTACAACTATGTTCTTACTCCTTAAGAAATTATAGATTAATACATCCCACATCTTAACTTGAGAATAAACATCTTCATAATTAACCTTAGCTTCATATGCAACAGTCAAGGCCAACTCAATCAATTTCATCTTATCTTCTAACGCATCAACTAGTTCCACGTCAGTAATATTATAATCTACAAACGATTGATAATCTTTAGTATACCATTCCTGATATGTCTCATATGGATTTTCATTTTTTCGTTCACCTAATTCAATAAAAGCTATATGATCTAAACGATAAGACTCTTGATTGGTATAGGTAAACTTTCTATACAAATCTAGATAATCTAAACAAGCCACACCAAAGATATCATATTTCTGCTGTTGTCTGCCATACTGATAAACGCTTTCTTCATTAACATAACCCCATGGAGATAACTTCTTAACTTCCTTCTCACCAAAGAGTTTATCTATTCGGTTGCATAGATATGGAATATCAAAAAACTGAACGTTCCATCCAGTTACTATATCTGGTTGTATGCTCGACCAAAAATCTAAAAACTTTTTAAGTAAATCTTCTTCATTATCACATAGAATATATCTTACATCTTTGCGGTCATTAGTATAATCAGCTATACCCCACACCATAATGGCTTTATTAGATTGATTCTTTACTGTAATGCAGAGCAAAGGTTCATCAGCTTTCTGAGCATTAGGAAACCCACTCTCACACGCAACCTCTATATCCAATGTAAGAATTAGAATCTTATTCATATCCCAAGTTACATATTCGGGATACTGTTCTGCAATATAGACAAACGGATATCTTTCAAATCCAGATATCAAATGGGGCTGATCCTTATACCGTTCTAAAAAACCTCTACCTTCTGTAATAGACTCTAATATAATGGGAGCCACTCGTTGGCCCTGGAGAGTTCTCAGTGGAGATTTCTTTTCCGTAGGTCCATAGAATGTAGGACGCCAACGAATCTTTTGACTGACTCGTTTGCCGTCTTTAATCTCTCGAACTAAAAGATAGTTACCCCGTTGGATAACAGAAGTATAAAAATTATTAGACATTAAATAATTATATCACAAATTATTCTTGAAGTAAAGTTTTTTTATCTACTTTCACTTGCGGAACTACTATACCCGATCCGAATACTTGATTATAATTATTTACTATATCTTGAACTGCATCTGTTATAACAAGAATAAAATCTCTAGGAAAATCTATATCTTTTTGATCACTAAAAGGAAGCCAAGGTGCTAAACCCACCTGCACATTTCCCCCTCTAGGATCTCCCATCGGCATCAACATAGCTGGATTGCTAACTGTTACAAATTCAGAATTTTCTGATACTACATCACCAATGATATCTTCACTAGATTTTAATCTCAATAATTTTACTGCCATAATATATTACTCCACTTGTTTCTTACCAATATTATATTTCGTCTCCAAAATCCATTCATCTTTTTCTTTATATGTTAAAACTTTTATTTGTGACAATGGTGCTCTCGGTTCATTGTCTCCTAAAATTTCTACTAATTCCCAATCAGATAACAGTCCTGCAATAGTGTTTCTTCTCTCTAAATCGTTAATTGATATGTTCGTTGGTTTACCATCTAGGGCAAACAGTTCTTTAAAATGTACAATAAAATAACGACCTTGTTTGTGTAAGATATGACACGATTGATATAACTTTTTTTCTTTACGAGAAGCTACCCCTATGCGGGATAGTGTTTCACGAACTTTTAGGAAATCATCTGCTTCATTCAACGTCACCTCGAGCATTAAGTCAGGAGTCCACTCCAGCTCTTCCATGTTTTCCACCTCGATCAATTGTTCTTTTTATATGTTCAATTTGTTCATCATCTAGTATGTCAAGTGCTTGTCTGGCTTTCTCATTATTATAACCATAGTATTCTTTAACATACTCAAGATTTTTAATCTTAGTAGACCTAAGCCATTTACTAAATCTTTTTTTAGGTCTTATACTATTTAGAAAAAATTGAAATTGAAGGCGTTTATCGAGGTGACACAAACGATTCATTTCATTTGCATATACTATAGTGTCTGGAAATGCAGACAGTGCTTTGTTCACTATATAAGCTGGATATTTCTTCTCCCAAAACTCATCTTCACCTGCCATCAAATCTTCTTTCTTATGATTAATGGCATTCATATAATCTTTTAGTTCGTACATTTTAAAAATAATTAAAGTTTATTAATATTCTATGCGGTACATTTTTATCTGTATGTGTTGTTCCTGTGTGTCTTAAATAACCAGGAAAAGTAATCATTCTATTACTAACACTTTTTACTTCTTCTTTAGTATCTTCAAAAATAGTAACACCATTATTAGTATTCAAATAAAAAATAGAAGTATTAATATTCTTAGGCGCATTAGAATCTTCTATATCTACATGAAAATCATGTGTCACTATTTTTTCTGTTCGGGGTAGATAGTTTATCTTAATTCGTAGAAGCGTAAAAATATTCATCCTATCTAATAAACAACCAAAGTGTTGAAGCCACTCACTTTTCATATGATCCTTAGCATATACAGTATTAGAAAACTGTAAATTATCTCGGCCTACATAGTAAGAACTTTTTTTATCTATCTGAGGATTTAAAAACCAAGGAAACTGATTACTTAACAACACACTTTCTACTGATTCAAATTCTTCTTTGTCTAAAAAATTATCAACTAACTTATACATTAAACTCGACCAGGATCATCTCTACCTACTGCTGGAGAAATTTCAGAGTTACCATAATTATACACCTGAATGCCCCTCTGTGTCAAGTCTGAAGTAAGACTCATTTTCCTAAAGGGATCAAAAATCACACTCCCATAATTAAAAACAAAATCTTCAAATCGTTTATGATCATGCATCACATAAGTTAAAGGTATTGTTACCTCTTTTGTATGACCATCATAATAAATTCTACGTCCCATCCCTTCTATATAATGACCCAATAATATGGCAGGTGAACCTGCGTCTTGATCTATACCAGGTTTAAATGCTTTACCTAAAATACACACATCATGGCCAAGGCCTACAATCTTTCGTGCCATATGTTCTGCTTGTTTTTCTCTAGCTATCATAATGGCATCAAACAAATCATAACCTAAATTTAATCTCTCGGCTAGACTTCTTAATGCTATATTATCTCTAGGATGACAAGCACCACCATCACCTAAACCTGCACTCATATAACTAGGGCCCATGATTCTCATAGTAGATTTTTTTAATGCACTTGTTACTATATCTACATTCATATTACCTACACCTTCGGCCACGTCAGCTATCATATTCACTAACGCTAACTTGGTAGATATGAATGTATTGTAAAAAATCTTTATGGCCTCTGCTTCTTCCCATGTTCCCATTTCATATCTAGTACCTAATGTTACAAACTCCTCATAAAAATTCTTAAGCGTTGTAACATCGGGATCCCATCGACCTTCTTTAGTTCCTATAATAATCATCTCCGGTCTTATCGTATCTGCTTTCACTGAACCCTGAGCAATCAAATATGGATTGTATATAAAACGTCCATTCTTTATTATTGGAGCAATCTCTCTACGAATCGTACCGGGAAGAACTGTAGAAATTAATACTATTAAAGTTTTATTAGTCACCAAGGCATCTATCTTCTTCACCATGTTCTTGATTATATTGTAATCAAAATCTTTAGGTGGAAGATGACTGGTTGGGTAACGGCCATCATAGTCTGGATGATGTGGAGTGGGCAACGCTACAAAAATTATATCTTTATTAATACAGGCACCTTCTAAAGTTTGAGCCATATATAATGTAGTGTCCACTGGAGCTATATCATAACCCACTACATCATACTTCGTTGCCATAACTTCAGCGACATCCTTACCTAGTTTTCCTACACCTACAAATCCTACTTTCATAAACCCTCTCCCGTATAACTGTTAATATATTCTTTATCAACCATTACTATTTCATTTTTGGGTCTTTTCAATTCAAGTTGTAAATAATT